AATGTGTCTAGTAGCTCTCTGCTTACTGTTCCACCCATAGCAATTGTTTTCTTTAATTCCGCAACCTCTTGCTTGGTTTGCATACCAAGTGTTGCCATCAATGCGTGAAATTTAGCTGCTTCTCCTGGAACAATTCCTGTCGATATTCCTTTTATACTTGTTAGTCCTTCAATATTTGGAAGTCTATCATGCATGTATACTTGAGGGGTTCTTGATATTCCTCTGTTAACTGGAACTGCGCCAGGAACACCACCAAATATTGTTGCAGGATTATTAGGATCTCTAGGGTTAATGTGAGACATTGCTCTAGTGTTAACATCTCCTACATAAGGATCATTAGGGTCAACAACTCTTCTTCCAGCAACCATTACTGGTGCACCGCCAACTGTACTTACTCCTGGGTTTACAGGAACAGCATTTTTCATCGAAGCTGCTTGCAAATTTTGATAATCTAAAACAAGTTTTTGTAATGCATTGTGAAGAACTTGAGCTGCTGCTGCATCTGAATAAAATGCGTTCTCCACCATTTCTGCTGCTTTTTGAGCGGCAATAATTTCTGGAGTAAGCATCTTCCATCCATTAGCTTTCATAAAGAATGCTCTTAGTTGAACAATACCCTTAGTTATGTATCCAAAGAAGTTAGCAAGAACACCAGTTAACATAATAAGTGGTCCAACTAATGCGGTAAATCCTGCTAAGAAAGTAACTGCTTTTTTAATTGGGGATGGTAAATTACTAAAGAAGTCTAATATCTTTGCTGCTGCATTTACAAGCTTTGTTGCAACTGGTAGGAAATCTTCTCCAATATCTGCCAGAGATGCTTTTAGGGATTCCATAGCTCTTCTATATTTTCCAGAAGCGGATTCCGTTATCATTCCTAATTCTCGCTCAGCAATTCCTGCTAAATCTGAAGTGCTTGCTTTCATCAATTCCATAACCTGAAGTGTCTGGCTACCTTCTTTGCCTAGGTTATTAAGCAAGGCGCTCATTCTTGCAAACTGAAACTTTCCAAACATTTGCTCCATTGCCCTTGCTTTGCTTAACGGGTCAAGGCTGTCTAAAGCTTTTTGTAAGTCTGTTAATAAGCCTGTTGTGTCTCCAGTATTTTTTGCAACCATACCCATAACATCTATGCCAAAGTCTGACATCATACCGACAGTTTGTTTTGTTGGGTTTATAAGAGATGCAAGTCCAGACTTTAATGCGTTAGCACCTTCTGATGCATTAATTCCACCTTCTCGCATTGCTGTCAAATAAAGAGCTAAGTCTTTGACATCTCCGCCTAGTTGCTGAATTACTGGACCTGCTTTTGGAATTGCTTCTACTAAATCCGCAAGTGTAGTTGATGTCTGGTTTTCAACTGCGTTTAAAAAGTTAATTGATTCTGTAAGCTCTTCTGTATTCTGTTTAAATGCTGTTTGAATTGATAGAGTTGCTTTCATAGCATCTTGTCTGTCAACTTCACCCAAAATAGAAAGTCTAGTAGTTTCTGAAATTGACTCTAAAAGATCGTTGCCCATCTTTCCAGTCGCTGCAATATCAGCACCCAATGCAATTGTATCTTTAAATGAGGCTCCCATTGTTTGGGATAAAGACTTTGCTGTTTGCACAACTTCTTCTCTAATTGCTTTGAGATCTTGTGCAGATGTTGATGCTAGTCCTCCGTAAACCTTTGTTAATCTTACTAATTCAGCATCTGCTTCTCTAAATGCTTTACCAGCTGCCGCTCCAAACATTGTAAGTGGAACGGTTAATCCAACTGTTAGCTGTCTACCTGCCCACTGAGTATTCTTACCCCAGTTAATTAAAGATCCTGCTCCTTCAGACAATGCACGATTCATTATCTGCATTTCCATTCGAGCTAGTTGTGCGCTATTTCTTACAGCATCTAAACCTCTAGGAATCATAACATTGTACTGCATTAAACCTTGAGCATTTCTACCCAATGGTTGAAGTACTGCATTCTGAAGCATTACCTGCTCTTTGGCAAGCTCCCTGATCATGCCCTTTTGTGTTGTAGCATGCTCTCTAAATGTTGAAAAATAGTTTTTAAGTTTTAATCTACCAGCGTCTAAGTTTTTACCAAACTTATCTACATCAGAATTAAGGTTTACAAAGTGGCTGGAGTATTGTCCACTACCAGTCAGTGTATCTCTAAATAAGTTATTTGCTAACTTTGTTGAAGCAGCTATTGCTCTGTTTGAAGAAAGAAGCTCTCTTTGTAATTGTTGTAGACTAGCGCTAGCCCTGTGTACTTCAGACACAAGGCTAGACAAGTCGGCTTTGGCGACTATACTGGTTACGATTTGTTCGTCAGCCACTAATTACTCCTAGAGTATCCTAACCCTGCGCCAATTCCAAATCCAGCTTGCGCTGCGAAGGGACCTTGTAAACCAACAACATCATCTGCTGATGCTTTAATTCCAAGAGCTCTTCTTTGGATATCCTCAAAGGTAGAACCTTTTTCTTTTTCTTCTACATCATCATCTAATTGTATTCCTTTTAGAGATGCTGCGAATCTTCTTTGGTTATGCTCTTTTTCATTTATCGCTGTTATGGTTTGAACCAATTCTGGCATCGATAAATTTTCTTCTAGCTCTTCGTAATTCTTCCAGTGACCTAAAAGAAAAACTTGGCCTTCTAAAGCGGCTAAATCTAGTTCTGACCAGCCAGTACCGCTGCCGCTATTAGGTTTGGGTCGTCCATCTTAATTCCTCCGCAAACTTCAAGGATGCGATTAATTGTTGGAACATCTAATGCTTCTTCAAGCTTATCGATATCTTGAACAAGATCTGGCAGCTGAACTTCTAGTGCAACTCCGCATGCTTCAACTAAAATTCCAAGAGTAGCAGCTTCATCTTCCGCATCTTGAACCTTCTTGATTACTTCCATAAACTTACGCAGTTGCTTGATTGATAATGGCTTGAGCTTTACTTTAGCTCCGCTTTGTAGTTCAATCTCTTCTACATCATATACTGTTGTTGCCAATTTATCCTCCTTAAGGATCGTCTAAATTATTATAGCATAACCATTATACGGATACAACAGTAAAGCCCCCAATTTCTTGGAGGCTTTACTTATAATTATTTATATAATTAGTTTAGTCTTAGTACACGGTCAATAATCTTACCGTATTCTGAACCAGCATAATTACCGTCTGGTAGAAGACGGAATGTTACTGGGAATGTTGTTGCTGCTGTACGAGCCAAAGAGAACTGTGACTGCTCAACAGACAAAACACGACGTGCATAGTATACACGCTCAGTTTCTGCTGCTTCTGATGTTGGAGCCTGTCCAATTGCAATTAGTTGACGCTCTGTTGGAGCTGAACCAAGTGCACCTGCTTCTAGGCCAAGGTGATCTTCTGCTGCTAGTCCTGTTAGGACTGCTTCTGGAGTTCCACCCTTCTTTGGCTTTAGTGTATCTGACTTCTGTCCAAATACTGCAAGAATATTTTCTAGGGTTCCTTCTGCCATTTCAGTTGAAATTTGAACCTGCATTGCAGATTTAAATAGCTTAGCTGTATCTAGAAGCTGATCAACTGTTACAGAATCGTATGTTGGTTGGTAACTGATCTGAAGACCGTTATTTGTGTAACCAACGTTACGGTATGCTGCACCCTTTAGAGGGTTTGCCTCTGTTGGTGTTGTCTGTTGTGTAGCTGCTGTAACTGGTAAAACTTTGTTTAGTGTTGTAGTATAAGACTCTGCTTCTACAAATGCTGGTACAAGACGGTTTTTATCTGCAACGAAAGCTTTCGCTAGTCCCGCTTCCATGTTTGTGTTGTAACCTGATGTTGTTGAGTCTTCTACTGACAAAAATAGTGGTGATGCGCCAACAAGAATATTCTTAGCGTCACCTGTATTTTGATATGCCATAATTGTATTTCCTCCTGATTTCATATGAAATTAATATATATATTTGGCTGGCTAGGCCCTTTCCTCTGTTCTAATTTTACTCTACTAGCTTATAAAAGGCAAACTAGGCAAACCTGCCTTTGCCATCCAGTATTCTGGAGTATTTTATCTCCAATACTACATCTGCTGCATAGAATCCTTGGATCTCTTCTGATGGTGATGTAGATGATATGTCTGCTACCTGGATGCTATGAAACTTGAACTTATCTGATAATCCCGTCCATTTATTGACATCTCTGGCAGACTCATCCATTCTTCTAAATTCATCAGTTAGGAAGTTTCTTATTTCAACAATATCCAAGATGTCTGGTGAATATAGGGTTAATAGGATTTGCTCGCAACATATCATCCAGTTATTCTCATAGGACATTCCTACCTTGTCGTAGACTATGTGCTTCTTGCCGCTTAAGAATTGATTCATTTCTGGCTGTTGTTGAACTGGTACTATTGGGATAAGGGCTTCGCCTAGGTTGTCTGAATAATAATCATTCTCGTCAAATATGCCAAGCCAAGTTAGTCTGTTCCATAAAAACTTTCTTATTTCAAACATTGAATCTAATTTATAATTAGCCATTTACGAACCTCGCAAATGCTGCTGATGTGGCAGCTTCTGCTTCATTTGCCAGCTGATTTGGCGAGAAGCTATATTTAACTGTTCTAACTTGTGCTGGAACACCTAATGCTCTAGATAATGATGAGTTAAATAATCTTTGAAATCCCGATTTTTTTATTGACATGTTGACTAGCTGTCCAGTAAAGAAATACCTATACTGTGCAAAAAATGCATTTTTAGTTGCCGCTCCGCCTGGCTTTCTAACAGTAACCGATTGTCCCTTTGGCATGAATACAGTATATCCATCTATATCAAAAACAAGTCTTTCTGAAAATCTTGGAGCAATAACTACAGTCTTTCCCTGCTCCATTATTTCAGCCTTTTTTACAAAGACATGTTTATTATTAGAATTTTCAGATGGTACAAAAGATTTAGAGTCAGTCAATTCATAATTAACTTTTAGAGATAGTCCATCTGCTGGTAGCTTTTTTAGTTTAAATAGTCTTGCTTCATCTTCGCCAATTCTACCCCACTCATAAACGTGGTGAAAAGACTTTGGTGAAGTTCTTGATTTTGCATCAATGTAGTCTCCAAAATCAACTTGCAACTGATCAAAAATTATATTTCTAAATGCAGATTGAAATTGAGGATTTGATGCTAGCTTTGCCATAACATTTGTTTTATAAAATAATGCTGCAGATATCTGAGCTACTGTGCTATCTTTTATAGCACCGCTTGCGGGCTTGTTAGACATTAAGCTAACTAGACCGCTTGCTGCTTTAATAGCTAAAATTTCAGATGCCAATTTGCTGATTCTCCGCTCTTTGTAGTGATGAGTTATACCCAACGACATTTCCAAATGGTTCTGCTATTGGAGTTGTTCCTATAACATCAAACACTGTGTCGGTATCGTTTGGATAGTTTAACTCATACCAAATTGGTTTACCATTAACATCAACAATATTTTTAACCTTATCTCTGGCAGTTAGCCTTTCAGATGTTCTGACCTCTATATATTGGTTATTTGAATACTTGTTTGAAAACTTTTGGCTATCGTTAGATCTATTTCGGCTTTCTGTAATTACTCCTCTAGCATAGCAGTCTATTGTTTTTATATAAGAAAACTCTCTAACCATTGCACCAGTATTTGGATCTTGCCGTTCAGATTGACGATAGACATCCATTTTCATGGTCATTAAACCATCAACTATTTCAAACATTATACCAATACCATTTGTGTTATAACATAATCTGCTAGAAGTTTATCTGCGTAAGAAGATCCAGTTCCGCCAAACGCCTCTGAAGAATATTCAAAATCCCAGTCTGTTGTAGATATCTTTTTAACATATCTTTCTCTCCATATACGATCTTTTGCAAAGTACATCTTCATTAGTTCAACTGCTGCATCTCTAATTTCATTTGGTACATAGTCCCAACCAAATCTTGCATAAACCTTGTACGACTTTGATCTTCTAAAAATATTTGGAGATAAATCATTGATAGATGGCGGAACCATTCCATTTGCAATATATACATCATTGTCTAATAATGATGTATGGCTTGCTCTTATTCCAAAACCGCTTACTGTATTTTCAACAGATATTCCAACATTATTAATGTTATTGATATTGTCTATAAGCAATTCATCATTGGCATGTAGCGTATGTAGCCGATTTATTTTTTTAGGCATTGAAAGTGTATCTGAATCACTTCCTATCGTAAAAAAGCTATCATCATGCAAATAAAACTTTTGCCCAGTATGTCCATCAATTATGTTTCTAGCATATCTTTCCGCTAGCTTTAATTCCTGGTATGTTTTATGACTTGGATCATTTGCATCTGAACCAAGACCCATCTCTTGAGCTGCCTCTTGAATATCAACGTATGGAGTAACAACATCTAGGTAAGTTGTAGTGGAGTATTCAACTGAGTTGAACTGCCAATCCCATACTAACTTAAACTTTCTATTTCTTGTTGCATGCTGCACTGGCAGATAAGCACTAAAGGATCCTTGATCAACTTCGCTTGCTTCTGCTGTTACAGTTGCAACAATCGATGAGGGGCTAATTTGTGGTGAAACAAGCGGATCTCCAGTTATGTCATAGAATTTTACAACTACTGATGATGTTGGCGTTACAGCTTCACCTTTTACGTAAAGTTTTGTTGTTGCTGCCGTGCTTGTGTTTATGTATATCTCTGCCATGTATTAGGCTTAGTTGTAGTACTCCTGTACTTCTCTAGGTGTAGCCAATCTAAACCCTTCCTCCTTATCAAAAATTTCTTGAGCCAAATCTGGCTTCATTGCTACAAATGGGTGCTCAATCGTGAATGTAAATCCAAGTGCATCATATCTGTAGTTTGGTCGATCCATCTTTACAAGAACCATATCTTCATCAAGCTTTTGATTTGGATCAAGTCTAGGAAGAATTTCATCTGCATCTTCTTTTGCGTTCTCTATGTTTTTGAGTGTACCTTGATAAACTGACCAAGTTACTCCTTCTTCTGTTAGGGCTGCAATAACATCTGCTTTATTTTTTAGTCCATCAACATCAACTGCGAAGTCCGCTGCTAATGTCTTTAGATCTTTGACCTTAAGTGTGTCAAATGACATGTGTATACTCCTTTGGTATGTATATAAATTATAGCACTATAAAATTAAAATGAAAAGCCCCCAAAATTAATTGGGGGCCTTTCGGTAGTTATTTCTTATTTAATTAAGAAGCAACCTTAACGTCTTTTACGACTACCCATGCATCTGCCTGCTCAATTTGGGTACCCACACGAGTATACATTGTATATTCGATTGAGTCCTTCTTTGGCCAGAAGAAGCGGTAAACAGTTACATCACGCTTGATACCAATAACAACGTTATTTGGGAATGTCAAGTGGACGTCTCCGTGCTCTCCTGTTGGTGTTGCATATGAACCAGTCTGAGTTTCTTTTAGTAGCGGAACTTCAACAATTGGAATACCAAATGCGAATGGTGCTACATACCCTGCTGGACCACCTAGACCACCCTGGTCACCACGGATAATGCTTGAAGCAATATCTTGTGGGTTGACGTTCTGGATGTTCTGTGATGTTGAGTACAAGTAGTCTTGAATTAGGTTTGAGCCTGCAAGGAAGCGTAGGTCTGGACGACGCTGCTTGTACTTACGTGGCATTGCCTTAAGAGCCTTATTGAAGATGTCACGGGAAATTACTGCACCCGCTCCAGCTACTACGTGGCCGTTTGCCTTTGCAATCTTAACAACACCGTCGAATGACTTATAAAGTGCATCTCCAGTTAGAGCTGTGTTACCGTTAAGAACTACGTCCTCAAGGTCGTTACCAGCCTGTGTTGCCATAAGTCTTGCGATGTGATCTTCTAGATCTGCACCTTCAATGTTGTCTTCTAGAGACTCAGTTGAAAGCTCCCAATCTAGGCGAAGCTTCTTTGTTGTGAGAGAAATCTTTGAGAACTGTACGGCTGCATTTGTGCCAGTGTTCTCTGCTTCAGCTGCAAGCTTCATAAGCTTCTCACCGACGCCAATACGATCAATCTCTGTAGTGTCAGCTCTCATTCGAACTGTACGTGCTACCTTACCGATTACTGTTGCATCGAACATGTAATCGAGGAATCTTGCGGATTGCTCAGGATTGAGCAAGCCTCCCTTACCCTCGGAACCTACGTGAATTCCGTCGGTAGGGTTTGCTGCGCCAGTCATTCCACCTGTTAGTGTTGTGCCTGCTTCAGCTGCTTTTGCTAATAGTTCATTACTCATTAGTTTTTCACCATACCCTTATTTTGTTAATTCGCTAACGGAACCGAGGAAAGTGCCGTTCCATTTTGATTTTTTGATTGTTACTCCAGCTGACCCGCCAAGGTCAGAGGACTTC